TATTTCTTCTTGTTGTTTTTCAGCGGTTTCATTCAGTCGTTGTATATAATATCTTCTATACCTTATAGGCATATTATATACTTCATCATGAGTATAACCACCTTGGGTACCATAACAAAGAATAAATATTTCATCTAATATTACTTTCTTATACTCCGGCGTCAGGCCAAAAAAAGCTAACCCCTATTGGTAACTCGATGCCCTCCACTACATCTCCACTAGCTTTAACAGCATCAACTTTCATATTAACATCAGGCATCACTTTATTAATTTGTGCGCGTAATGCTTTAACATCTCTAGCTAACATGTTTTCAGCAAATTCTCTAACTGTAGCAACATCTCTATCACCATTAACAGCTACAAGAGTATGTTTTAGGCGTGTTGTAACATCATATGAACCTTGAGCATTAATTTTTTCTAAACCTTTAATTTCTTTTTCAATTTTATTCTCATCACCATGAGTTAATAATTTGAATGTAACTAATACTTTAGAAAATGGCAATTCAAAACTAAATTCATTTTTTCCTGGTGTGAATAAAGCTTCGTCTATTGGTTTTGGTTCAAGTGTAGTTAAATCAACTGTAGCATTTTCAGTTATACCTGTTTTAGGGTCTGGATAGCTAAATTCATAGTCTTTACCATAACCTAAAATACGAGCAGCGATTAAAATAGCATTCTTATCACCATTTAATAATAGATTATAATCAACATCAGGTGTTACAATCATTGATTGTAATAATTTATCAATAACTGTTCCTTGACGAATAAAGTTAGAGTTTGAAAGAATATCTTCTTCTTTCGCTGTCATATACTTCATTTCAATTACACCTTTTGATAATGGTGACTCTGCGGGGTAAATTAAACCTTTAGAAGGTAACTCGATTTGTTCTGTTGGGTATTTGAACTTTTGTTCCATAACGTTTATATTGTTTTATATATATAAATATATAAAGATAAAAAAAGCCGTCCAAATGGACGGCTCTTTATTATGTATAAGATTAATTAGTAGTTCAAGATACAGTAATCCATAGCAATTGTAGTGCTAATTGAAACATAAGCTTCATTAGCCCAATCGAATTCACCAAAGTTAGCTTCTTTAACATAAGCACCTTTAATAATCCATTCACCAACTACATCACCAACTGGTCCTAAAATATCTAAACGTAAATCTTTTTTATAGAAATCAGAATATCCATCTCTACCTGTTACTGATTCGTGAGCCAAACGAGCCCATTCCATTACTGCTTGTGCTCCACTTGGAGTTACAGGATCATACATTTCTAAAGTCATATCATTCCATCTTACCTTACCTTTTACTTTACGGTAAACGTTGATATGATCTAATACAATCTCACCAGCGTTAAATGAAGGTGAAGATGCTTTTTTAATTAAGTATGAAGGAATACCATCGATATACATTAAGAAGCGATTTTGAACTTTTGGTTCAAATGCGGTGAACATTACTTCTGTTGGGTCTAATACTGCCATGTTATTTACTGTTTAATATAAATATTAATAATTTTTATTTTTGCACAACTGGTTGTTTAGGTTGTTTTTTAGTATCATCAATATCTGATTGCATCTTGTTTAAATAACTCATTACCATTTTATAGTTAGGGTTATTGTCAAGATTAGATAATTGAGAACCTTTTTTATTTTTTAACCATTTACAAATTGCTTCAATTACTCTAGAGAAGTCTTTAGAATCCTTAACAGCAGAAGCTAGTTTAGTTAGAGATGGTTCAACAGATGCAGCGGCTGTATCAGCTGCTGCATCATTATCGAACTCTTGTAATTTTTTATTTTCCATTATTTTGTTTTAATTAAGCTCCGAATTCTACACCTGTTGGTAAAATATTGAAGTCTAACAAGATAAATTCAGCTGTTCTAGTTGGTTGTAAATAGATTTGACCTACTAATTGGTTTCTATCAATTACATCAGCTGTGTTATTTGTTTCATCCATTACTACTTTGAACGCATATAAACCTTGTTGTTGTTGTACTGATTCTAAGTATGGAGTAACTTGAGATAAGAATCTATTTCTTGTTACAGTTGTATTTTGTTCAAATACTAATGTTTTAGATACATTACCAATATAACGTTTTAAAGCAATCAATAATCTACGAACGTTAATTCTGTCTAAAGCACTAGCTTTTTGTTGTAATGTCTTTTGACCGAATGCTGTTACACCTACATTAGGGAAAGTAGCAATTGGGTTAACTTTACCAGCATATAAATTATCACGGTTAGTTGGAGATAATTTTCTTTCTGCTTGAATAACACCACCTAATCCACCACGGTTTAAACCTGCAGGAGCAAACCATTCAGCACTCACGTTATCATTAAATGCATACACACCAGCCATAATTGTTGAAGCAGGTACCCAAACTAATTTACCAGTTTCTTGAGACACTACTTGAACCCAAGGCCAATAAGCACCTGCATAGTTAGTATCCATACCAGCTGCTGTACTTGTTGGTGTTCCGATTGATGAGTTATAAGGTACTAAATCTGTAATATAAAAATAATCACCTCTTTCTTCAGCGTTAGAAATAAAATCAGCTACTGCTGGGTGTTGATTTTTAATCAAACCTGGAGTTACTAATAATTCATAATCATAATCATCTTTATTTGATAAAATGTTACTTGCAGTAGCGTAGTTATCTGAAATTAAACCTTGAGTTGTAGTAGAGATGTTACCGAATAATGAAGATCCAATATATGGAATATCATTACCTGAAGCACCTGTAAATGAACCACCGTATGAACCACTACCAGCAAATGGTAAAGAAGCTGAATAGCTAGTTCCAGCAGTATCAACACCTACACCACCTACATTATTTAAATAATTAGGAGTTGGCTTATTAACTGATTTAACTCTTACATAGCGGCTATTATTTGTATAGTCACCAGATGTTTTAATATAGAAACCGCCCATATCAGCATCATACTGAATTGTTTTAGATTGGTTACCTACTACAGATTCAATGTAATTAATTGAGTTAGGATCTAATGATACATTTGTATATGTTTCTAAAATAACTGGAGTGTTAGTGTTATCATCACCTCTACGAATTAATAGAGTAAATGTACCACTTCCAGTATTTACATTTCTAACTTCCCATTTCACATTTTCTAAAGAACCACTAGCTAAAGCTCCATTTGTTAAAATAGAACTTGTGTTATTAGCCATTACACCGTAGTTTAATGTTTCTAGTTCAAATGAAGCAGTTGGTACTACTAATGAACTACCACTTATTAACACACTAGCTGATGCTACTGTAAATGATCCACTAGTTACTCTTGTAACTAAAATACTAGTTCCACCTTGTTGGAAGTAGTTATAAGCTGTTACTGAAGTTAAAAACTCATAAGCAGCTCCACCACTAATAAATGAACCACCAAATCTGTTAATATAGTCACTATATGAAGTTACTACAGTAGGAATGTTTGGTTGTCCTTTAACAGTTGGACCAACTAATGCTAAACCAACGGTTGGAGGCAGTTGAGTTATTTGTGATAAGTCGTTCTCTCTTGTTAGAACGCCTGGGGAAATTAATGTTTCTTGCGCCATGTTTTAAATAGATTTTGTCTATTGATAAATATATAAAGTAATGTATAAAACGAAGAAACCCCGTCATTGCTGACGGGGAACTTCTATATTAACTCCTAACACCTAACACTATTACTTAAACTCTCCGGTCTCAATATCAATTGTACCTTCGCCGTATTTAGCGGTCAATTCTTGAGCTATAGTTAATTCTCTTTGTTTTAATTTTCTTTGATTGTCAAGCAATTCTGCTTTTTCAATCTCAAGTTCACCTAATGCTATCACTAAGCTACTATATTCTTCTCTAACACTAACAACAGACTGTAATTCTTCAGCTGTTAATTTTTTTATTTCGCTCATAAATTATTTTTTAGCTTTCGCCTTAGCGGTTATTTTAGTTGCTGGCTTTTTAGCTGCTGCTTTTTTAGCTTTTACTTCTTCAGCTGCTGCGATTTCAACTACAACTGATGGAGCTGGAGTAGATTCAGGAGCTAAATCGTCAGTGTCATGAACAACTGCTTTAACGTCTGGTTTTTGATTTTTGAAAACAAAATAGGCTACGCCTACTAACAATGCGATAATAATGATAGTTAACATAATTTTGGGTTTTTTATTTTTCGTATATAAATATATAGTATTTTTAGGAGATAACCAAGTTTTTAAATAATTTTATTTTCTATTAAAAAACTATATAAGTTTTTAGCGTATGTTTTATTATGTTCAGGGCCTGAATGAGCTCCATCTGATCCATAGTCTATAAAATTTCTATAGTCACCATCAAATCTATTTGGTTCTTGTAATCCATTAAATAAATGAACACCGTTCCATACCCATTTACAATTTTTTGTTTCTAAAAAGTATTTTATTAATAAGTGATTTTTATACCAATTTATAAAATTAGCTTCATTATTAGCTGTTAACATTAAACCTTGATATATTCCTCTACCTTCTTCTGTTTCTACTAAATGTCCCCATGGTTTATAAGCAAATGGTTCTATACCACCTTCATCTGTATAATATTCTCTCCTATCTTGGTTTGGATACATTATTAATACTAAATCAGGCTTAATTAAATCATAATAAGCTAATAAACATCTAGCAACATAATCATTGCTTCTACCTCCAAATCCAAAATTACAATCAACACCATCTATTAATTTACTTAATTGATGAGACCATGTTTCATTATCATTTAATCCTACTCCTTCAGTATGTGAACATCCAATAGACATTATCTTAAATCCCTTTTTAGTAGGTTCATCACCTCTAAATCCTAATGAATTATAAGTATAAGTACATTTTCCTGTGTTATCTGATCCTGATGTAGTATATGATTTATTTTTGCGCTCATTAATACTCCATTTATATGATGCTACTTCAAATGTATCTGGTGTCCAATATTTCATATTAGTTTATTAGAAGGAGATAATATTCTATATTTTTCTCCATATGGAAAGTTTTTATTTTCTAAATCTAAATTTATGTAATCAAGTAAATCCTGGAATTTATTTTTATAGTATAAGTCTTCATAACTTATTTTAAAATAACCTTTATCAAAGTATTTATCTTTAAATTCTTGTTTTAATCTTTTAAAGTAATTTTCATTGTTATTAAAAATTTCTTCTTTAGCACCTTTATAAACATATTGTTTATCCCAATTCTTAGTTTCTATAGCATTTATAAATGATTCAATCTGCTCATTTTCATTTTCTCTATATAATAAAATAATTTTATCAGACATTTCTATAATATTATCTAAATTATTATGAGGATAATACATTTCTTTTAATAATAGATGTTTAGTACTGTATTTAAAATCTTTTAAAGGACCATCAATAAACCATTCTGATAATGGGTTTAATGGTTCAAATAATACAGTAAAATCTTTATTATTGAAAAACCAATTAGCTAAACTTGTAGAACCGCTTCTAGGTTCACATAGTAATGTTATTACCATTAAAACAATGTTTTATTCTTTTTTATATTACTAAAACCTACATTCCCTGCTAGTACATACCTATCTAATGTAGCATTAGGAGCATTATTAGGAAAATGAGGTACATCTCCTTTCATTATTATTAAATCATCTTCTTCAGGTCTAATTTTATACTCTGTATTGTTTTCCCCTAAAAAATATAATACACCATCATCATTATTCATAATATCAGGCATCTGAATATAGTATACAAAAGTATATTTAGGTTCAAATGCTCCTGCCTGTTCAGTAATATCAGTATGCTTGTGATATCTCTCATTACCTTCTTTAGTAAAAGCAGGCTGTCTAGGATTTTTTCCACGTACTACATTTACCCAGGTAGATAGTATTACATTATTGTAAGTGATTTTCTCTTGGCTATAGAGTTCTTTACATAAAGAGACACTTGTGTTGCTAATTTTTTGAAAGATACTTTTAGTTTCTAAGCTCAAAAAATTAATAGTCCCATCTAAAACTTCTTGTCTTATATGGTGATATGTATCCATTACTCCAGGCTTACCATTCATAAGCTCAACGGCCTCTTTTAGTAACTCGTCTTTATAATTTAATAAATTCAATTTTGTCTTCCAGATATAAGTTGAATTATCATAATAAATTTTTTCCATACTAAAGTAATGTTTTTATTTTTTTATATGTTTCAAACTTATTATATATACTATCATATTTTTTTCTAAAATTTTCAGTATTTTTTAAACCACAATCAAAATGTTGACTTGAATTTATTTTTTCTAGTTTAAAAGGTTTATCTAATTTATTTGATACCCATGTTTCTAATTCACTTAGATTTTTAATATCAAACCAAATTATATTTTCATAATTTTCATGGTAAATAGAAATATGTGGATATAATATTTTTATAGCATTTTCTGTGTATGGATGCCATGATTTTATTTTAAGTCTTTTCATGAAATCATAAAAAATCCTATTAATATCTTCTGGATTGAGTGTATCATTTGAAGTATAGAAAAGTATATCATCTTCATTTAATTCTTTAAGGATATTATAATTATCTATATCCTTTACTCGGTATATTTCATCTAAAATATGTTTCCATAAAGATATAAATTGATCATATTTGTCTCTTTTTATAGATATAATATCGTATCCTTTACCAAACTTTCTTTCTAAATCAATAATACTTTCATGCCCATGAGCTAAATTATCAGCAATTTCCTCATTAGACATTGTTTCTAAATTTATTTGTGTTTGATCATCTAAGTTAGAATGAGCATGATTAATTTTAATACCTTGTTTTAAACAGGAAATCATAAAGCTAGTGGAGGCACATCTCGGTAAAGAGATAAAATAAAACTTATTATCAACCAACATTATAAAAGTGTTTTGTTGTTTTTTGATTGTTTACCAAAATATATTTCTTTGTATTGGGTATCTACATCAAGCCATTTATGTAGCTTACAAGCGTCAAACCTTGGTGAGAATATTTTTTTACTTAAAGGACATCCACAGTCATCACAATGCTCATCATGAGTAATTAGTCTTGTTTCTCTGTAATGTTCACATTCTAGACAAGTAGAATATCTTTTTTGAGCTAATTCCTTTTGTAATGTAGATGGATTAGCCGCTATCAGCCAAGACTGAGCTATTTCTTTTAAATCAAAACCCATATTATTTTTAGTTTTATGAATTAGCTACAATAATCAAATTTCCTATTTGAGTCATTGTATTATTCATACTATCAATTTCTTCTTGTGTAAGTATTTTAGCCATATAATTTATATTTTAGTATTATTAACATATTACTCCAGCACAATATCCCCAAGGATTCCACCAGCTGTAAAAACTACAAACTTGAAATTTCCCACAATCACTACAAGCTGTCCAACATTGAGCACAACCCTCATTAAATTTATAACAACTGACAACGTTGTGTTCTATAGCTACATATGAACTTGAATTATCTCCACTTTCTTTAGTTAAAAATAAGTGAGCTCTTTCTACTGTGATATCCCACCCGCTAAAGAATTGCATATTTCCTTCAATACTTTCAACTGTTTTTTCAATGAAAGAAACTGCATCCGGAGTTGAAGTATCAATTAGTATAAATTTATCTCCTGCTACTAATTGTTGTGCTTCAAGAAATCTAATTTCTCCATCTCTTTCAGTTAAGTAATTTGACGCAGCGTAATCTAACCAATCAGTACCATCAGTGAATTTAATAGTTACTAGATGAGTTCTTGTGTTTATTCGTTTTTTAAAAGTTATAGCATTTGTGCTATATGTAGCACCTGCAGATAACTCATCAAATGATATCCTATAATTTACTAAATCGTTTCTGTTATCAACTTCAAATGGATTTGGGATATCTATAGTTTTTAATAAATCACCAACTTCTAATTCAGCAGCTGTTTTAAAAGTACCATCAGCCATTTCAACTAAATCTGTATCATCTAACTTAGGTTTAAATACTCTTTTAGTTCCTGTTACATATTGTTCTCTAAATTCTGGTTTCAGTTCAAGATTTTCATCATACTCAGCATTATCATAGATACTATTTTCACAAATTCTATGATAAGATCCCACATGAATAGACTCTAGATTTGGTGGGAATAATATATTCAAAGATCTAATAATAGACACATGTCCTTCTTGTATATTATTAGTGTTATAATAATAAGGCATTAAAAAATAACCATCAGTTATAGTGCTTGCTAAAGTATCTAATTCTTCTTGAGTTGAAATTTTATATAACTTAGGATATACTTCTTTATCATAATCAGGTAATACTGCTTTTAATAAGAAATTTGGGTGGTTATTATTGTCTAGGATAGTAGTAATGTTATTTACTAAGTTACCATCTTCATCTATATAGGCAAATTCATGACCAAATGAAGAATTCTTAATTAAATTAAGGAAATTAACCTTATCTCTACAATATTGATCGTCTACTAATGCTGTGGTGTCATAAGCACTTCTGATGATTAAAGTTTCATCATTATCTTCAATATTAGGAATAGTAATAGATGATGGATTTTGTCTATGCTTTTCACAGGGAATTGAAATAGATCCGGTAAGGGCATTGAAAAAAGAATCAAGATTACCTATATACTCAACTTTAGTAAAATTATGCTCTTCAATAAAATTTACTAGACCGGTTAGATCTAATGCTTCTTCATCAGACTCTAATTTATCATATCCGCTCCATCCAATAGATGTATTTATTTCAATTGGTATAAGATTACCATTATTATTATACATAAAGTCAGAGCCTAATAAAACTGTTCTCATCTATTTTGTTATTTGTGTATATAAATATACAAAATTTACTAATTCTTTAAGCCATATTTAATCCATTTATACCAAATTCGCTCATGAACATAATATTGAATTGGTTTCCATAATAATTCTGCTATACCAAAAGCAGCACCCGCCTTAATAGAGCCTGTAATAATTAGCATTGTTGTAAAACCAATTAATGTACTAATTAAGCGATAACTAATAGTTTTTGCTATATGTCGTTTTTTCTCTACTATCATAACTTACCTTCATTTTTCATTTGCTCTCTAATCTTAGTTGCTGAGATATCATGAATTTCTTGAGGTGGTACATGTTCTATAATATCATATCCTACTCCTCTACCAATATTGATAGATTCAATATCAGGAATAATCATTACTCTTACTTTCCCATCATCTATAAGATCTTGAAGTTCATTATGTAAATTTAACATAATTTCAAATGATGACCAAGGATTTTTTTCACTTTTAGGAACATCACGGATACACAATACTACATTTTTACCTTCATTAAGTGCTTGGTCAATTAACCAACGATGACCTTCATGCCACGGTTGCCAACGACCAATAAACATAGCCCATGTTCCTGATTTGTGAGCTGCTTCTACTAATGTATTTTTCATAAACCTAATTTTTGTCTTAATTCTTGAAATGTTTCAAATTCTGATCTACTTGTTGTGTTAATATCTATAAAATACTCTGTTGGAGCTTCATAGTTTGATACATGAAATTGTTCTCTACCTCTAATATCTGAAGTATGTACATAAATTTCTTTTAGATTTTCAGCCATTTGTATTTTAAAATCATTTCTTTGATCTATATACGGTGATACTAATGACACAATAGCTATTCCTCCTTTATGGTGTATAAATTTAGCTATATTTTGCGCTAACTCTATATTTTTTCTTCTCCCTGCTTCTGAATAGTCTTTATTATCAAAGATTGCTCTAATATCATCACCATCTACCATAGTTGCTTTACCAGCAAAATGAGCTGCAAGCCATGTAGCTAATGTTGTTTTACCTGCTCCAGGTTGTCCTGTTAACCAATATATCATAACTAGTGTTTATAAATGAATGGATCATTTTTCTTTAATTGTTCAATTCTTTTTTTCATTTTACGCTTCATTTTCCATTTGTCAATCCAGCGTTTAATCAATTTTATCATTTTTATAATACATTTTATTGTTAATAACTAAAATATCCATATCAGTTTCTGTAAATGTTTTAAATGCATCTTCAGGTGTTAACACCATTGTTTTATCTTTTATGTTAAATGATGTATTTAATAATATAGGGAATTTACTTTGGGTCTCAAAGCTTTTTAGTAATTTAAATATTTTACTTTTTTTATCATGAACTGTTTGTATACGAGCTGTTCCGTCGACATGTGTTACAGCTGGTAATTGTGATCTATATTCTTCTTTGACTTTAACTACTTGGTTCATATAAGGAACATAGTCATTAGACTCAAAATAAACGTTTTGAGCGGATTTAAGTACCATAGGTGCAAATGGTCTAAACATCTCGCGTTTTTTGATTAAAGCGTTTATACGGTCTTGCATTCCAGGTAATGTTGGGTTGGCTAATATGCTTCTATGTCCTAATGCTCTAGCTCCAAATTCAATTTTGCCTTCATACCATCCTACTACTTTACCTTTATTTAATTCTTTAGCAACAGTGTTTATATCTAAAGGTTTAGAGTTACAAAATTCTAAATCATATTCAGGACCTAAAAATGGATTATCAGGTATTCTTACTTTTAAATAATTTAAACAAGCACCTATACATGAACCCGCGTCAGATGGTGATGTTGGAATCCATATATTTTTATATGATGTATTTTCTTTTATTTTACCATTAGCAGTTCCATTATAAGCGCAACCTCCACTTAAACATAAATTTTCGCCTGGATGTTCATTTAGGAAATGAAATAATGCTTTTTCATATATCCACTGAAGTGAAGCTGCTATATCTTTATGTCGTTGAGTTATAGGTTCATTAGGTAATCTATTATCTCCAAGTAATTTAATTAGTTTATGATTAAACATAACTTTATTACTTTCATCCCAAGTAAAATATTTCATATTAACTTGTAATCCTTTTCTATAACATAATAGTTTCCTAAATTTACCTTTATATTCAGATGGGTCTCCATAAGATGCTAAACCCATTACTTTATATTCACCTTCATTTGGTTTAAATCCTAAGTAAGCTGTAATAGCTGAGTATAGTAATCCTAATGAGTGAGGATATGTAATTGTTGTTTTGGTTGTAAATTTTCCATTTTTAGCTTCAACTACTTTTAATGTTTCTTCTTCACCAACTCCATCTATACTAACTAAAGTAGCATCATTATAAGGTGATGAATAATATGAATACATTAAATGTGAATCATGATGTGTTGAGTAAAAAATATTTTTACTTATTTTCTTTAACTCAAACCATAATTTAATATTAGTATATAAAATACGAGGAATTGACTTCCAGTTATGTTTAAATGCTCTTAATAATTTAAGAGATGGTTTTTCATAATAACAAATTAAATCAAATTTATCAGTATAATGCTGCTTAATATATTCTATAGTGTTCACAGGAAATCTAGAGTCATGTTTTACTCCTGTAAATTTCTCTTCTTCACACGCAAATACTAATTTACCATCTTGAAATAAACAAGCTGATGAATCATGATAATATGCTGATATTCCTAGTATATTCATTTTATATTTGTATTAATATATTCTGTCAATATATTTGCTAGTTTTTGATGTCCTTCATCATTTAAATGAGAACAACCTTCTTCATTACAAAGATCTATTATTTGAATATGTCTAACATCTAAATAATGATGAAAATCACAATCTATTATAGGAATATCTCCAGCTATACTAATATAATTAGTTTTGAGAAAAATAGTTGGAATTTTAAATTCTTTAAGTAATGATTGAAACATGACATGGTTATTAATAAAAACTTCAATATCATATTCTTCTGATGTGAAATTTTCTTCAAGTAATTGAAAGAATGTTTTTTCAATTTTTACACTCTGCCATGTTGATGCTCCCATTTTAAATTTAATTATATCCCCATCTAAGTACTTATCTCTCATTGGAGATCCTTTGTAAGAATTTCCTGATGGTTTATAATCAAAGTCATGATGGCTAGCGTGTGAACTCCAAAATTCTTTTCTATCTGGGTTTGTGTATTGGATTACTAGTAAATCTTTATTAGTTATTTCTTTATTTAGTATAGCTTTAGTTAATTTTCTCCAAATTCTAAAGTTACTACCACATCCTGAACTATAGGATTTAATAGGTAAATTTAAGTTTTGTCCTAAATATTCTCCATAATTGTAATCAACTTGTGACCAATCTGAAAAAGAGCATCCAGCTATAACAATTGAATTAATATTATTTTTTTCCTCCATAAAATATTGTATCAGGTTTATTTCTTTCTCTCCATGGATCTAATATAATACTACCACTAGGGAAAACAGTGTCATTAAAAACGCCTCTATGGCCTAATAAATACACAGCTGCTTTATCAGTATAATCATATTTTAAATTATCATATCCTAATTTATTTTTTAAATAATGCCCAACTAATTTTGAATATGAACCATCAACGTATGGTACACCTGGTTTGTAGCTTTCTCCTAGTATTACTATTGGTAAATCATATATATCATGTAGATCTATTAATCTTTTAGCAAGGTTATGAGCTTGTTCTTCTCTCGCGGTCATAATAGGCTCAAATAGATCATATCCTAATCTATATTTTTCAGATATATATCTTAAAGCAATATTATCTCTTGGATGACATGCACCTCCATCTCCCATACCTGCTTTCATATAAGAAGAACCCATAATTCTAGTTGTACTTCTCTCTAAAGCACCTGTTACAACATCAGTACTCATATTACCATTCTTTTCAGCAACATCCATTATCATATTAACTAATGATAACTTAGCTGAGATGAATGTGTTATAAAATATTTTAATTGCTTCAGCGTCATCCCAAGTACCAATTTCATATCTAGTATTAGGTTTAACAAATGTATTATAAAAATCAATTAATATATTAGCGTCCCCTGTTACATGTCCGTCTTTAGTTCCAATAATCACCATCTCAGGATTAACCATATCTTCTTTTACAGTACCCATAGCAATTAAGTATGGATTGTAAATAAATCTATAATTTTCTACTAATGGAATAAATTCTCTTCTTATAGTACCTGGTAATACAGTTGATATTAACACTACTAGTTGTTCTTTAGTTGTATATTGATTAATTTCTTTTAATATATTTTTTACAATATCATAATTAAAATCTTTTGGTTCTAGATGAGATGTTGGTTGACTACCATCATAATCTGGATGATGTGGGGTTGGTACAGCAATGAAAATAATTTCACCGTGTTTACAAACATCTTCTAATAACCATGTCATTTCATGTTTGCAGTCTTCAACTATTCTAGTATCATAACCTAAAACATCATGGCCTGCTTCATGCATAACTTCAGCGGCATCTTTTCCTAGTTTTCCTACTCCAATAAATCCTACTTTCATATTAAATTTTTTAATTTATCTTGTAAAGCTTGATATACAAAGATTTTGTTATTAAAATATCCTTTTTGCCTAAAATACTCAGAAGCATGCCAATCAAAGTCTAATTCATTCATTAATGTATTATCTAATTCAACAGCTTCTTCAGGTGATATTTTTAAATTTACGTCTTCTAATTCGGGCATCAAAACTTCTGTTAACCACTTATAATGAGAGATTGTTGTTGGATGATAATCAAATCCATCTTTATCTTTCCATTTTTTAGTTCCCTGCCATGTCTGATATGGTCTATCATCTTTTCCATATAGAAATGTATAAAAATCAGGTAATTGATTCTTCATGACTGTGTTTTGAACAAACTCTAAGTGACTTTTAATTTTATCTCCAAATTGAACATCCATGAAATAATTTTCAGGGTGTTCAAAAATAGGAAATATACTGCTGTAATGTATTTTAACTCCTTTTGTCTTTAAAAAATAATCAATCATGACTATTAAATTCAGATTTTTATAAGTTAATCCTTCAATACTATATAATTTATCTAAATGATCTTTCCATGGTGATGTTAGTGCGTTTCCTACACATAACATTCTTGGATAAAAAGGCATATCCCATCTTAATAAATTAGGATATACAATAACTACATGATCACTTTCTTTTAGTTTAAAATCTATATCACATTGAACTAAACTATTCATAATTTGTTCAAATCCTCCTCCACAAATTCCATAATTTATACCTCTATTTTTATAAAGGACCATATCCGCCCATGTGGGCCAACTGTAATCAGTAAAACTACAGCCAAATGTAAAAATTCTACTCATATTATTTCTTTAATGTTTGCCAAATTTCTTCAAAATACCCTAATAAAACTAAACTCTCATTTCTCATATTATATCGTTCTGAGAACATTTGTCTAAATCTAAGTTGATTATGTACTATAGTCATCTTCATTTCTTCTCTAATAGTTTTTAATTCTTCTATTGATTTATCTCTATACTTAGCTACTTCAGCAACAATCATTTTATATCTAGTTTCTTCATCATCTACTAGATCATAACTTTCATCAAACCATTGTCCAAAAGTTTTATATCCAATACTTCTTAAATATTCAAGAGTTCCTTTATTTCCAAAAGTAACAAATGGATGACCTACTAATAGAGGTTTCCATGTTTTTTCTGATAAGAATAAAGTTCCTTTATTAGTTAATGTTTCAGTAATTACTGACATAAATGTTCTTTCAAAGTCAGGAGCATGAATGTTACAAGCTAAATTAGGTACTATATCATCACTAATAGTAAGTGGTGTTTTATTTAATAAGAAGTATCTTAAATCATCATCTACATCTGGACAAATAGTAAATTCATTAATTTTTCCTAGACTTACTAATCCTTTTTCTAGTAAATTATTTTTAAGTAATTCCCCTACAAATTTCTGTCTTTGAAAACGAATTTGTCTATTGTATGATAAAAATAAGTATTTGTTATCAATAGGTCTAAATGGAACTATTTCTTCAT